GGCCTAGATCACAACCTAGGAGTTTACAATAATGGTGTAGACGCGATTGGTCGAGCTCTTACAGAACGATATTTCTTCTGTAAAGACGAAAATGGACCGGGGTTCCGCAATACGATTGCCCCCATCAATCGCGCTTTCGACAAACGTCACTTCCGTGAGTTTAAGGAGTCCGTTCTCAACCACATGCCTTGCATGCCCCGTTTGAGCCGTCGACAAGTTGTCGACCGCTATACCGGTAGCAAGAAGAGGGTGTATGAGGAGGCCTTGCTCTCTTTACAGCGCAAACCGCTGGGGAAGGATGACGCGAGACTCAAGATGTTTGTCAAATTCGAGAAACAAAATCTGGACAAAGCTCCGCGGGGTATTAACCCGCGTGATCCTAGGTACAATTTGGAACTCGGGCGTTACCTTAAACATGCTGAAAAATCATACTTCAAAGCTATTAACGAAGCCTTCGGAGGTCACACAGATCACACTGTCATAAAGGGGCTCAATGCGGATGAATCCGCTAGAGTGCTCAAACAGAAGTGGGATAGGTTCAATGAACCAGTGGCTGTTGGCTTGGATGCCGCGAAGTTTGATGCGCATGTCTCCGTCGATGCTCTTAAGTTTGAGCATTCCTTCTATACTGGCGTTTATCCTGGTGATCGCAAGTTACAGAAGCTCTTGAGCTGGCAACTCGTTAACGAGGGTGTCGCTTATGCAGACGATGGAACTGTTAAGTTTAAAATTAAAGGTACGCGTTCGAGTGGAGATTTGAACACCTCACTAGGAAACTGCAACATTATGTGCGGTTGCGTCTACGCATATGCGAAAGATCGTTGTGTCGAAGTAGAGCTCGCCAACAATGGAGATGACTGTGTTGTCTTCATGGAGCGAGCAAACCTGACCAAATTTTTGGAGGGGTTGGAAGGATGGTTCCGTCATCGTGGCTTTGTCATGGTGGCCGAAGAGCCAGTGTTTGCGTTTGAGCAGGTTGAATTCTGCCAGACCAAACCCGTCCAACTCACTACTGGTTGGCGCATGGTACGAAACCATGTCGCTGTCCTCAAGAAGGACCCCATTTGCCTCATTGCCGTTCAAAACGACAATGTTTTCCGCAAGTGGTTAGATGCCGTGGGTGATTGTGGAACAACACTCAACCTAGGCGTCCCAGTTCAGCATGCTTTTTACGAAGCCTACAAACGACACGGCGTGAAATGTTCTGAAGGGATGAAAGAGAAAATCTACCAGAACACTAGCATGCGTACGCGCTTGAGCGAATTGAGGGGCTCCTCGCATAAAATCAGCCCCGAGGCACGCGTTAGTTACTACTACGCGTTTGGTATCCTCCCAGACCATCAAGTGGAAATCGAGAGTTTCTATCAAGATGCCGTTATTGCCCCTTGGTCGGGTGATGCGGTGGAACGTGAACACCTTCTAAACGAACCAGGCATTAAAATATTATCAAATTAGAATAATTATCACGTCCAATGAAACTGTCCAAACAGAGCAAACGTGCGAGTACGAAGCGCACGACAAAGAAAACAA